GATGGTAAGCAAATTGACGAGAAAGGTTTACCTGCTGGTGGAGTAGATAAACGTGGCTCTACTGTGCTGCCAAACGCTAAGTCTAAAAAAGAAGAAAAAGAAGAAGAAACTGAATTCTAATGATTGATCTAAATATTTCTAAAAATGATTTAGGACTGCACGAAGCAACTGCAACGCTGACAGTTCCTGCAATCACAGTCAATCGTGCCAAAGCGGAACGAGATGACTTGGAGTATGAACTCCGCCGTGCCTTCGAAGAAATCGTAGGTGAAATCGTAACTAAACAACTCAAGGAAGAATTCTGATGTCTAACGCACTCGAAAACCTGCCTCCCGAAATGCAAGCACGTCTTGCTCAAATTATGGCTAACGCTCAGCAAGGACAAGCGCCAACTGCTGCTGAACAACCAGTAGCTGAACAACGTCCTCTGGCAACATCACGTCCAGAAGCTCCTCCAAAGACACCATCTCTTATGGATCACGTGATCGCATTGCGTCAAGAAGTTTCTGCTATGCGGCAAGAAGTCCACGCAAGTGCTCAAGTCTCTGAAGCTGTCGGCAATGCCGTGGGGCAGCTTTATGCCATGTTTCAACCGTCAGCCGGGAGCGCTCCTGAAAGCTCGACGTATAGCCAAGCGTTTCAACAATCCGTAGACGAATCTGATTATTGATATGACTGAACAAAGTAAGCCCTTCCGTATCCAGACCCCTGCTGGGTATCGGAAGTACCTTTGTTCCGGTCTTTACTTACCCTCAGTGACAACAGTGTTGTCCGCGACTGAGTCTGCTAAGTCAAAGGCTGGACTTAAAACCTGGCAACAAAACAACCCTGGTGCTTTAGAAGCAGCTAGCAAACGTGGATCAGCTATTCACCTTGGCTGCGAAAACTATCTCCGTGGTCTCGACCCTGGTGTACCTGAAGAATATGGAGATTTCTGGAATGGTATTACACAATATCTTGATTGGTTTGATATACTTCATTGGTCGGAACGTCCATTGCGTCCTGATTGGTATCATTTGAGATCGGAGGATAAAGAAGTTGCATTTGTTTGGTCTACTAAGCATAAATATGCAGGTTGCCCTGACTTAATTGGTGAAATTGGTGGTGTCAAAGTCATTGCCGACTTTAAGACCAGCAACGGCCCATACATGAATACATTCCCTGAACGCGGTGACCGTATTGGTTTCGGTGGCTTTAGGAAATACCAAAAGTGTGCTCAGCAGATGGCTGCTTATCGGCTTGCCCTTGAAGAGCGCACTGGATTCAAGTGTGATGTTGCTCTGATTATTGTTTCAACACCTGAAACAACGCAGGGTATTTTTATTGATGGAGATCAGATGGATCTCTATGAATCTCGGTTCTTAAAACGAGCTGAACAATTCCACAAAATAGAGGAGGATAATGAAACTACGGATAGCAGTAAACCGCAACTGCCTGAACAAGGGCAATGCGAGGGAGACAGCTAATGGATGGCTTAACATTAATGAAAGTCTTGAGTGGCTACAAGGCTGGGTATCTAATGGATACGCCTGGTGCGCTACTCACTTTGTTGATCGCTATCGTCGGGCTGACAACAGTCGTGGTAGCAATCTCATTGCTATTGATGTTGACGGAGACACGACGCTAGCCAGATTCTGGTCTACTGATACTGCCCGTCAGTGGTGTGCCGGTACTTACACCAGCTCTAGTCACACAGAGCAAGAGCACAGATTTCGTGCCATCTTTCCACTGTCCCTTCAACTTGAGTCAACTCAGCAGCACCGTGGTGCTTATTGGCTGATTGTTGACCGCCTGTTAGCTGATCTCGGCATTGAAAAACTGATCGACAACAGTGGGCAAAAGCCTGAACGGTTGTGGTTTGGTAATACCAAAGCTGAATGGCATGTCAATACAGAAGCTGAGCCAGTACCTGACTTTTTGCTGAAAGATATTGACTATGAAGAGACGATCAACTTTGTACATGCAGACGTTACTGATACCGACGTCAAACGTTGTCAGTGGCTCCTCCGTGAGTTTCTAAGGCCTACTGATGACGGTGAGTACGACAGCTACTTCACGCCTGTCATGGCTGCATGTGCTGGTGTAGGTGAAGTCATATTTGATGATTGGGTTGACTGGGTATTACGCGGTCATCACGGACACAAAGATGAAAATATTCGTCCTTTTAAATGGCGAGGTCTCGGCAATTACGCTGGGCATACTACACTTTATTCGTTGGCTAAGAAACAAGATTCATCTTGGACTAGTCATCTTCCACCTGAGTTACGCTTCGGCGCTGCTGGTGGTGCTGCTGGATATACAGAGTTCGACGATCTGCCGAACTTTGATGAACTATTAAATACATTGCCACTTATGAACACAGATAATGTTATTGAGTTTGAACCACTACCTGACACGGAGGTGGTTACAAAAAAGCGCGGTCGCCCCAAGCGTTCGTCAGACGACCTAGCCAAAGAGCGGGAAGGAGACGTACAGAAAGTCCAAGATATCCTTCAAGGACTACGTAAGAACCAGCTTACTGGGGCGATTGAGTACACAGACAACACTGGTAAAACAGTTGAACTGCAAGGTAACGACCTTGATCTAATGACAACCAAGCTCAGCTGTGAGCACGGCGTCTTCATCCCTGAGATGCGGATCAAGAATGCAATTCAATATGCAGCAGGGAAGAACTCCTACTGCCCTATCCGTCGTTACCTTGACAAGTGTGCTGACCATGCCATCCCACATGCCGATTGGAATCGTATTGGGGAAGTCTTCTTAGGCAACCCCCATTCGTTGGCCACTCTGGCAATGCAACGGATGATGATTGGAGCCGTAGCTCGTGCTTACAAGCCTGGCTGCTCTATGAGCTGGCTTCCAATTTTAGTTGGTGCACAGGGTGTAGGTAAATCAATGTTCAGCCGCAGCCTGGTTCCTGATCGCCTGTTTGCTGAAGTCACTACTCCTCTTGAAACACTCATGAAGGAGCAGTACCGATTACACGTTGCTTGGCTGCTTGAACTTCCTGAGATTGATCACTTTTTCAATGCTCGCAACATTGAGAACTTCAAAAACCTCATTACTACTCGCTGTGATGAAGTCCGTCGTCCTTACGCAAGTCTGCCTGAACGACTGACACGCCGCTTTGTCATGATCGGAACGACTAACCGTAACCAGTTCCTGGTGGATTCCACTGGTAACAGACGGTTTGTTCCACTTGAGATTGGCACAGGGTTCCTTATTCCTTGGAAAAAGCTTACTGAAGAACGGGACATGCTTTGGGCTGCCGCCGTTCAGGCTTACCGTGCCGGTGAAGGGTATGAATTTAACAGTGGTGAGATCGCACAAATTGCTGATTACATTCAGGAGTTTGGTGATCCTGATCCCTGGACTGAAAAAATTGCTGCTTATTGCATTGATAAACCTGAAGTTACTGCTTCAGAGGTTCTGACCAGTGCTCTTGATCTTGACCCTCGCCAACAGGGGAGGAAAGAATCACGACGTGTTGCTGATGTTCTTCAAACAATGGGGTGGACACGTCAAGTTACACGCAGAAAAGACCCTGTCAGTAAAAAGTCAAAGTCTGTCCGAATTTGGGCAAGACCTAAAGATGATCCTATCTCAGAAGACCACATTTTAAAAGACTTCTGATTACACTTAAGTCAACAGATTATATATTTAAAAATGAAAGCATCTGATATCAAAATCGGACAAAGAGTTATTGTGTCGCCCTTTGGAATGACAGCACTTGTTGTTGGAACTCCTGAGTACTACACGCCTAGAGCAAAGCTTGTCCGTATCAAGTTTGAAAACAGTACACGTTACGAACACAAACTGAATCATCAACTCACACTGTGCTCAGACCAATATCCAGCTCATGGGGGTGATTACAAAAAACCTGAGGGTGATTTCTAATGAGTGAAGCACAACCTAGTAAAAAGAGAGGTGGCCACACGTATGGCCGCAGGCATCTACAGCTGTCTAATACGGCTGAAGAAGGTGAACTGTGCCTGTATTCAGGCCATTCGCTTGGCCGCTTTTCGACGCACTCAATGCGTTACGACAGTCATGCCGCATGCACTAGGTGTGTAGCAGCTGCTCGTGAAGGTCGAATGTCTTTTGATATCGATCGCCTATTAAAGAAGCACCGATCTAGAGCACTCAAGTTCTGGAGTCAAGTTGATATCGGAGCACCTGATGAGTGCTGGAACTGGAACGGTTGCATTAACCCCCGAACCAAACAACCACAATTTGCTTGGAGACGTAATGGAATTTCCTCGTCAACTCAGCATCATCCTCAACGTGTTGCTATGTGGTTCACTTGGGGTGATCTTGGCTTTGCTGGAGTCAAAACTACTTGCGGCAATAAGTATTGCTGTAATCCTTTTCATCTTATCCCTCAGCACATCGGAGTCTACGTAGATGACGACAGCTATCTTGAGAGCTTCGAGCTGGCCTGTCAACTGCATACATTAAAAATGCAAGTAAGTGAATACATGATCGAGCAAGCCCTTAAAGAACAAGAGAAGATCGATCAATCTGCAGAAATTGATGCAAGAGCTGCTTTAACACTTGATCCAAACACTGGGTTTGGTGAAAAGTTTGAAGCGGTTATTACTGATCTATTAGCAGGTCGGCATACAACTCAAATTCAACCTTCAGATCCTGGGCTGTATCGAGAACCTATCGACAATGGCGAAGATAATGATGACCCCACAAAAGATTTTTAAATTAACTAAATTAAGACAAGAGTCATTGAGTTATGTCACGACGTACTGATTTACTACAACAACTAATCTCTTCTGATAAATTTGGCGATGAGAAAACACAGGAGCAGAAGTTTCTTACTGCTACTGCTGAATTAATTCTCACAGATTTAATCAACATTGCCATGAATGGTCTAGAAGCTAAAGGTGCAGGCACACTTGTAATCAATCTCCAGAACGATTCCACTACATATATGAGTGGATCAGATATCGAAGCAGATATCCGTGTTGCTGAGAACGATGAAAATGGTGCTGAAGTCCTTGAGTTTTTACGCAAGACTCTTGAAGAGATTGACGATAACGACTGGACCAAGAACGTTTTAATTACCTTGATTAGTGATGCTGGAACAAGAACATTTGCAATCGAAGCAGGTCGGGGCCAAGAAGAGTTCCGAACGATCGCAGCAGAATTTAGCGGATAAGCTCAAGTCCTCTGGCTTAAAGCTGCCTCTGTATCCGACGCCTCAGATCATTGATCGAGCCAGGCTGGTGATGGGGTCTATTGATTACGACCCAACTTCAGACCCTGTTCAGCAAGTACTTGTGGACGCTACGTCTGTATCGTCAATTGAAGTAAATCCACTGCAGGAGCACTGGCATGGCAATGTCTTTGTAGCTCCCAAGGGTGCTGTAAGAAATAACCGCACATGGTTCAATAAGACTGTCTCTGAATATAGAAACAATCATATTGAAAGTTTTATCTTCTTTACCAGTGCATCAGAAATTCTTCGAGCAGCGCCAGCCATTTACGACTATCCGTTCTGCATACCGTTCAAACGTGTAAAGCAGTTACGTGCTACTGGCAGTGGGTTTGAATCTGTATCACCAAGTACCTGGAATGTTATAGTTTATGGTCCACCACTTGATCAAGTCATGTCTAACATTGACAAGATCACTTTATTTCATAACACGTTTAGAGATATCGGACGTATTTGCTTCAATGAATTTGCCGGTGATAGCTGGGCAAAAGATTTGGAGTACTACGAAGAGAATAAAGGTCAAGTCTGATGTCTAAACACTTAGCCAAGGAACATCTTTACAATCTTCCATCAGGCAACTTAGTTCATCCTTGTCGTTTAATTTTACGTGACGGTACTTTGATGTGGAAGCATGCCCTGCTTTATCAAAACACATTAAATATTCCTGCCACTCAAGCAATCGAAGCACACATTGTTAAAACTGCTCAACGTCTAGAAGAGCTAAACAGTTGGATTACCTGTTGCGAAGAGCCTTGGGAATCATTAGTACCCCAAGCCTGGTATGTACCAGAAGTTCCTTACCTAAGTGAAGGTATCTCTTTATTCTTTAAACATTCGGTCTTACAAGCAGAAGAGGTTTACGACACGCTGAAAGATCATACTCAAGAATTTGAAACCTTAAACCTGCTTGACGATGACGGATCAAACTATCTTTATTTCCAACGATGCTAGGCCGGCTAACGCCGGCTATATGTCAGATGTCTTCTTTCAAGCTGTCGATAAGCCTCTTGAGATACCACTCAGCTTTTTCTGCATCTTGACATGGGTTGTCTTTCAACCACAGACGCAGCAAATATTTGAGTACTTGCCCCTGCAGCATTCCCGCTTTCACTGAAGGTGCATCAATGATTGCGTCTTCAATGATTTCTATAGCTTCCTGCTTACCGCGTGTGTAGTGCGCAGGGCTGTTTACAGAATCAAAAGAATTAGCAAGTTCTAGCCATGCCCCTTTCTGATTGCGCTTTTCCCACAATTCGTTTTCAATGAATTCTTTTTTAAAGTTTTCGTATTCCATTTATGTAGTCGCGCTATGTTGATTACATACCTAATATAGGAATAAACCTTTGAATATGTGAGATGCCTATTGTTGCCGGAGATCCATGCTTTATAGCGAATAAGGAAAAATATTTTATGGAAGTAGCCAAGACAATTGCTACTGGATCAACTCATCCAATCTGCCCAGGCGGAGCTGTTGTCGTTAGAGATCGTGAGATCATTGGCGACGGTCGTAGTGTACTAGCAAGTTGCAAAGTTGAGATTGACTGTGTAACCTATGCAATAGCCACTGCTTCTAAGCGTGGCACAACAATGGCGGGATCCGTCATATATTCGACACGTTATCCATTCTCTGCTTCTGTTTTCCAACTGCACCTTATGGGTGTTAGGAAAATAATAGTTCTTGCTCATGCGTGGGAGCCTTACTACAAAGATGAATTTCGTAGAGCAGCACGTCTAGCACGTGAGCTTTTAATTGCAATTGAACCATATTTTGAAACTAACGATGAACGATACACAACTAATAAACATGCTCCGCGCTTCGATGAAGAAGAAGAGCAGTTCGACAACCAGGACCTCTACACGGAAATCCCGGTTGAAAGCAACGATTTCAACATTGAAAAATATTCAGAGCCAAACGATGAATCGAACTTTACTGTTTGACCTTGAGAGCACTGGCTTGCTACGTCGAGGTTCCCGTATTCACTGCATTGTTGCCAGAGATCTAACTGATGTTGATCAAACCATTGTGTTTGACAACCAAGATGATCAAAGCATCGACCTAGGGATTGAGCAGCTTAAGCGTGCTGACATCCTTATTGGTCACAATATTGCCGGATACGACATCCCCTTGATCAAAGAGACCTACGACTTTGATTATCAAGGTGAAGTTGTAGACACACTCGTGCTTAGCCGACTGTTTTATCCCCATATCTTGGATCGTGATTACGAACGTAGGCCAAGTGGTATGCCACAGCGCCTGTATGGACGCCATTCCTTAGAAGCTTGGGGCCATCGGCTCCGCTGCTTTAAGGGTGACTATGGCAAGCACGAGGCTGCATGGGACGTCTACACACCCGAGATGCTCTCTTATTGCAAGCAAGACACTCTTGTAACCCTAAAACTTTATGAGCTCATGCTTCGGAGAATGAATGATTATGCCTAAAGAATTCTACGACTGGCTTAAACAGTGCCCCCTCGACTACATCTTACAAACAGAAGATGCTGACGGGGTTGTCTATCGGTTCCATAACTGGGAACCATATTGGAAACAACTTAATGAGAAAAACAATGACGAAAACACCTAAAAAATCTGATCCACTCACAGTTGAAGAAGTTAAAGATGCTTCTGATATTTTCTTCCCACTGTTCCTTGAAGTCCATGCTCGTATGCCAAAAGGCTCAACGACTGAAGACACTTTAAAAATTATGGAAAGTGTTGCCAAACTTGGTCATAAAACAAGAGCAGATAAATTGCTCAAAGAGAAATCTATTTCATTTGGTTTTAATAAAAAAGAGGATGACAATGCTTGATTGTGTAGAACTTGAAATGTCTATGGCTCGGATTATGGCCGAGCAAGAAGCGTCCGGTTTTCGATTTGATCGTGAAGCGGCAGAACGTGTACGTACTGAACTCAATGCTGAAGTAGACGAACTCAAGTCCACAATTCAGCAGCGGTTCCGCTTTGTGCCAGGCAAGGTCTTTACTCCCAAAAGGACTGACAAGAAGAACGGCTATGTCTCAGGTGCTCCTATGACAAAGCTGATTGAGTTTAACCCAACTAGCAGGCAGCACATTGCTTGGGCACTGCAGACACACCGTGATGCACGCTTTACCCGTGTTACTGAAACAGGTAAGCCAAAGGTCGATGAGGCCACACTCTCTGAGATGCGTGACGTTGCTCTACAGCAGGGCAATGACTTGCTTCACGAAGAGTGTGAGATGTTTATCAAGCTGCTTACTTTGCAGAAGCATCTAGGCCAACTGTCTGAGGGTACAAACTCTTGGTTCAACACTGTTGAAGAAGATAACTGTATTCATCACAGTTGCTCACTCGCTACACAAACCGGGCGAAACGCGCACCGGGGGCCAAATCTCGGACAAGTTGTGAGTGCGCCCTGGGCACGTCAGCTATTCATTCCCCACCCTGGGATGATGATGGTCGGCGCTGACCTTGAAGGGCTGGAACTTCGAGCGTTAGGGCACTACCTAAGCAGATTCGACGAAGGCGCTTTTGCTGATGTTGTCGTCAATGGCGATATTCATCAACAGAACGCCGACCGTGTGGGATGTACACGCCGTGAGGTAAAGACAATTTGCTATGCCTTCATCTATGGAGCTGGCGATGTGAAGCTCGGCCATAGCTTGAATCCAGCGTTGTCTGACGCTCAGAAGAAGCAGCTTGGTGGCGAACTACGTCGTAAGTTCCTAGATGCTATTCCTGGTCTTGAACCACTCATCATTGCTGTAAAACAAAAAGTACGAAACAAAGGTCAGCTCATTGGCCTTGACCGTCGTCCTATTTTTTGTCGCGCAGAACACAGTTGTTTAAATTTCTTGCTGCAGAGCGCGGGTGCAATTTTGAGCAAGCGTTGGGTTGTTCTTAGTCAACAGTTGCTAGACGACGCGGGCCTTACGTATAATATTGACTATACACGTTGTGCTTACGTACACGATGAGCAGCAACTAAGTGTATTACCCAGTGAAGCTGATCATGTTGCATCTTTATTAGTGGAAGCAGCTCCTAAAGCTGGTAAATATTACAAATTTAGAGTACCTATTACTGCTGCATCATCTATTGGAGACAACTGGGCTG